GTCAGTTGCGCGTCATCCATGCCGGAATATGACTCGTTTTTGATCTCGGTGCGCTCGTCAACCCACCACTTGATCACACCCGTTTTGCGCACTAAAGCGTCTTTGAATGCCGAGTGAAGCGTAACGAAGAAATTGTTATCCTCGTTCAGGATGTATTTCACATAATCCGTGGCTTGCTCTGCCATCGGCACATCTTCTTTTGAGCGCGGGATGTATTGAACAACATTCTCGCTACTAAAAAATATGCGCATCAGGCTTGGCAAAATAGCCTGTACGGTGTCGCGCACATCCATCGAAACAACCTGGCTGCGCCCCTCTTCTTCATCGCCAAAAAGATCGCCAAAGTAATACTCGGTGGCTTTGGCGCGTAAGTTGCCAATCTCTAAATCAATAAAGTTAACGGCATCCGTGAGTTCAGCGGCAACAATTGCCTGTACTTCGGTATCGTCCATGGCTTGTCCAGACTTCGCGCCGGTTTCGAGTTCCGTTTCAATGTCCATAGCTCACCATTTGACCTTGTTTGCCCAATATGCGGCGCTCATTTTACCCTTGGCGATGTTGGCTGCGTGACGCGCTTTGAATGCTTCGTTGCGTTTTGACCCTTCAGGACTGCCGCTTACGCCTTGTTGCCCGAAACGGATCAGCTTGACCTCATCACCCGATTTCGCCAAAACAGCATGGCTTTTTGTGGGGTGGCTTGGCGTTTTCTTTGGCTTGTTGTAACCGGAAAACGTTTCTGATCCTCGCTTAATCACGCCATTCAACCTTGTTGCGGGAAGTTTGACCGATAGAAACGTATAGCTTGCATTGAGCGTCGACTATCTTGGGCTCGTGTGATGGGGCCGCCAACAAGCCATGCGTCGCATGTTCTTGCCGCGGCGCACTTGAAGTGGAAGAGTTCGCAATATCCGAGGTTTGCGGCTTCTTGAACAGCCTCCTCAAGATCCACGTCCATGCCTTCATCATCGTTTTCTTCGCCTTCCATGGCGGCGTTTTCAGCGTCGCCTTCGTAATCGTCGTCGCTTTCTTCGTCGCTTTCTTCGCCATCTTCGCCGTGCATACCGTCCGTGATGCACTCGATCATCTCTGGCGTCTGAATAAACGCTGCGCAGTTACCGCAGCGCATGCTCATGGCTTGCTCTAAGTCAGTGTTCCAAGTCTTTGATTTTGCTTGCCAAAATTCATCGTTTGGCATTTCAGGGTTGGCAGGGCCATAACCCACGTTGGCAAAAGCCCAATTCCTGTTCTTTAGGTTCGCCAGTGCATCCGTGGTTTCAATAGGGCATTGCATTACATCGGCTTCCGCGTGATCCCTGCCTCGGAAAGCGCAATCGCAACGGCTTGCTTGGGATTCTTAACCTTCGGGCCTTCCTTGCTACCGGAATGCAACTTGCCCGCTTTGTACTCGCGCATGACTTTGCTGACCTTCTTTTCGGCTTTGGTTTTCTTCATCATGGAATTATGTCCGTCATAGAAACACGCATGGTGTGATTTTGTTCAGCGACAACGGCAACCTTTTGACCTGGCGAAACAGTGATGTAAACAACCGTGTTTGCAGGAATGATAGGTGATGATTCGCTAGCAACTGGATCATTGCCAACTGCAAAGTGGCAGTGATAACCAGCATTTGAACCGTTAGCAACGCGCATTAGCGTGACTCCCGTTCCTGCGGCATGCGATTGCTGGCTTATATCAGACGTTGTGATATTCGTGTTTGTGCCAAGCATGCCAACGATTTCGGGCCATAAATGTCCCGCCGAATCGCGCACTTGCTTACTCATTTCTGAGCCTCGTGAGCCAAAACAAAATCCCCAAAAGCCTTATACCTTGCCACCGCGTACGCAGCCCTTGCTTCTTCTTCAGTATCAAAAACGCCAATGTATTTGTGATCGCACGAAACCTCAAATCGTGGCCTTGCGTAATTTTTTGTCCTGACAGAAAAACCTTTTGATTTCCTATTAGATTGCTGCTCCCTTTTAGTTGCAGCCCTTAAGTTTTCAACTCGATTGTCGCTTGGGTTTCTATTTATATGATCAACCGTTTCTGGAAGATATCCGTGAGCAAGTAAATAAACCATCCTATGGAGCAAAACCCTCTTTAGCTTTCCTTCATGATGGATATATGTTCCTATATATCCTCTTGACAGGTTTGTTCCTTTTAACAAACCTCTTGGCCCATAAATCTTGCCATCGATGAGTTTGTAATTAGCAAGAATTTTTTGCTCAAGGGTCACTTTTTCCTCGCTGCACGCATATTATCTGTCAAATTAGGGTAAGGACGGCCAGCGGACTTCGCCATTGCCTTTGCGCTAGCCTTTTCCTTTTTGGATAAAGGTTCGCTCTTGCCAACTGATTTTGGACGTGGCTTGTCCCAAACGGGTTTGGTTTTCATGCGCGCACCTTATCAATAGGCTTGCAAAAATGCAAGCAGCGTGTTAATCGCGCTGCAAACGCCTCAGCAACTCCACGCAATCCGCCAATAGCTGATCGGTTAGCTCAAGCAGCTCTTGCGCAATTTCGTTTGCCACGTCCGCTTTGACGGATGGGTGGATGTTCTCAACCAAACTGTTAACCGTGGCTTTGATCGCCATTTGCTCTAGGTTCATCCTTGCCCTTTCAATAGATCTGCTGCATCCGTGTAACCGTTTTTCTCCAGCACTTCGATGCAATGGTTTAAGCGCGCTTCGCTTGCCACAAACTCAATCTGCGCTGCAAAGATAAATAGATTCTCTGAGTGCTGATCAAACCCCGTGTTCCTGGCAATGCCCATCACATCGCCAATCGTTAAGTCTTTCATTTCAACGCATCCTTAATATGTTCAGGCAACTTTGGCAGCGGTGCCCAGGCAATGGCCCACGTCTCCCATGTTCCGATCACGCACACGCCACCGGGGTTTAGCAAAAGCATCTTTACCCCTAACGGTGGCGGATCATCGTCTGGTGTACGCCATATGGCTTGGCCTGCAAGGTAGTCTTTCACGTTGTTTTGTCGTCACGAAAAACCGCGCCAAGAAACATGGCAACAACAATCATGACAAACCGTGAAGCCTCACCCCATAAACCTGGATTTAATTCCAGGTTTACAAAAGCCACCATTGCGTAAGCAGAAAGCGCCGCAAACAAACAGTTAATCATGCCTGCCCCCTTGCTCGTATGGTGGCAGATAAATCGTCACGCCAAGGTCTTTCAAACTGGCGCACATAGTCATACTCAATAAACTTCGCACACGCCTCACGTTCAGTAGCAGCAACGAGGTTGACAAACTCTGCGAGTGAATCTTCGGTAAAAGCATAAATACCGTACTCGTTCCTCGCCATGCGTATGATGCCCTCCTTATTCATCACGCTGCCCTTATGCCAAACGGGTTATGCCACAGCACTTTCTCCTTAGGCTTACGCGGCTTAAAGGTCTTGTATTCCTCTTTCACCTCAAAGTAGTTCACAAAGGTTTTCTTCCATGGAACATCAATATCTTTGATCCCCTTGGTCTTCACAACAAGATCATCTGCCGCCAATTCGGACATTAGTTGATCAACCCTTTTCGTTGTTATATCGAACTTCTCAGCCAAATGCCAAGCGTTGACAGGGTTTTTTAACCCTTTTAGGTAATCAAAGATCATCTTCTTTCTTGTTTCCTTAAACATCTTTGCGTGACTTGCCATTTCCATTTCTCCTGTTAAACAACTGCCCTTAAGTTCCTCTTAATTGGCTTACCCCATTGGGAGTTATAAGCCTTCCCGTATAGCGCGGTTCCTGCTTCGCTAGCAAAGGTCAACGCCAAAGCGTCAGCCATGTCGGGTGAACCCATGCCGCGCTTGCGCATCTCATCTTTGCTTTCAAGTTTCATCTTGCCGCTGGAATTAAACGAGTAACGCGGTGCAACGAGTTCCGCCAAAAGCGACTCATCTTTAGGCACCTTGCAGTCACGCTTTTCAAGCCACGCTTTCATGCGGCCCCATAGCTCGGCCCGCAAATTGATGTAGGTATTACCCAAAGCAGGTGACTCTGACACGTTAACGCCACGCGCTGGCATATTCAACTCACGCAACCGATCAACAACGCCAGCGCCTAACCCTATCGAGTCAACCAATATCTCAACAGGCCTATCCTCAAGACGCGTCACTTCGTACTCGCTCACCACGGCACCCGTTGTTTGCATCAGATCCAGATTCCGCCACTTCCTGATCTCCGTCACCGTGTTTCCTTTCCTTTTAGCAAGTGCCGTGGAATCCGTGCCAAACCTTGCCACATCCAAACCCCAGATCACAGGTGACTCTGTCGGTGCAACGTCACGGTGAAACGCGCTATCAACGAGTTCAACGCCAATCAACGTATCGTCATCGGTTGCCGGGAATTCACCCAACACACGCACACGAAACGCGTTGGATTCCTCGCCATAACGTGAAGCCATGTCCTGGATGTATTCCTTGCTCACGCGCCTTGAGTCATAGCAAGACACGCGACGCGTCCACCATTCATCCTTCAAACGGTTGTGCGTCTCAAAGAAAAACCCGCTGGACTTCGTTGGGTTCCCAAGCAAAATCGTGACAGCGTTATGCCCTGACATGGATCCCGCGGCAGCCTCAAACACGGCCTCAGGAATCCCTGACGCTTCATCCGCCACAAGCATCACGTTATCCGAATGCACACCTTGTAAGGCTTCAGGTTGCTCGGCACGCGATGTGCGAGCCGATATAAACGCTTCCGTGGGTGACGCCACAAGCTCAATGCGATCCGTTTTCATCTCAAGCAACTCGCGCCACAATGGTGGCAACTCTTTCACCCATCGCTTGAGTTCAGCAAACAAGGCGTCGTACAACTGGCTCGATGTTGGCGCGGTCACAACCACCTTCACAGGGTAGCGCGTCAACACATACCAAATCATCGCCCAGGACGCGCCGGTTGACTTACCCACGCCGTGGCCGGATCGCACGCTAATCTTTCGCTCGCCATCCGATATGGCTTTCAAAAACTCATCCTGCCACGCGTCAGGCGTAACCCCTATCACCTCACGCACAAAAAGCGGCGCGTTCTTTCGGTACTTGCCGATCGCTTCAGCAAACACACGATTCAAATCCTCTTGCGTCCTAATTTCCACGATTCAATACCTTTTTGACCGCCACATGGGAAATAGCCACACCGTGACGCTTTCTCACTTCATCGGCAATGGCGCGCAGTGACATGGAACCAGCAAGCGATTTCATCGTTTCAATGGCCGCTTGCTGCTCGGCAACGGGCACGAGTGCGGCATCTTTTCCGCTGCCCTCAACCCTAAACCCAAACGGTGCATGGCCGCCAATGTGCCCGCCAGCCTTGCGCTTGGCGGCCTGTCCAACGCGCTGCCGATCCTTAATCACGCGGCGCTCATGCGTAGCAAAGGCCGCCATGATCTCAAGCATCAGCTGCCCGTAAATGTTCTTCTCATCCGTTACGTCGCCATGCCCATTAATAATCAACCGGATCTGCTTTTCCTTGAACGCGTGAACCGTGTTCAACGTATCCATTGAGTTACGGCTAAACCGATCCAGTTTTGCCACAACAATCACATCACCAGGTTGCGGCGTTACACCGTTTGCCGCCAAACGATCAAGAAAATTCAAATGGCCCGATACACCAGCATCCTCAATAAACTGATCAATCACCAGGTTATGCGTTAACGCGTTACCCGTCACTTCCCTGCGTTGCGTGTCCAAGCTCGTACCGTTGGCTTGCTCATCCGTGCTAACCCTCAAATATCCGTAATTCATAACGCGATCCAAATCATCAGTGCATACAAAGCGCCGAACGCGGCACCGCCAAGAATTAAAGTTGTTGTGCTGGAGTTCATCTTTTCCCTCGTGTTGTGTCAGTGGTGTAACTGTACACCGCGTTAACAATCATGTGTTGCTCTTACTTAAAAATTTTTTGGTTAGCCGACGAACGGATGAACGGTATGAGGGGGGGGTGGAGGGCGTGCCAGGTAAGCGGAACAAGTGCCCGGTAACCGTAAGGTAAGTTGGCGCGTGTTTGGTGCCGCACCAGGCCCGCCCCCCGAAACTTCGCAAGGGGGGGGGTGGCCGCGCACCGGGCGTGGCGTCAGCGCAACGCGTCAGTCGTTGTGCGGCGCAACATCAATCACATTGGAATGGTCGTTTACGGCGTTTACGCGATTTGCCTGTAAATGCGCCGTGTTGATGCTCAGTTGAACCGTGACTTGGTTCTTGTTGTCGCCATACGTCTGCTGGTTCCACT